GTTATAAAACCCTCCCCCATATCTTATAAATGAAAGTAGGTAATTATGAAAAAGATTAATATTATTATTCCAGCTTTTAAGGCACAAGACACCATTGATAGGACTTTAGCTTCTATCGCTACGCAATCTATTGTTAATGATATAGTTGGTGATGATACTTATATATATGTTTGTGGTGATTTTGATACAGTTGTTAAATTATTAAAATCTACTTTAGGATTAGTAGCTACAGGAGATACATTAGTTAGAAATGGTGAGGTAATGGTTAATGATGATACTTATGTTTATGCTGGTGGAACAAATGATAGCATAGTTAAATTCAAAAAATCAGATATGACAAAAGTATCACAATCTGCATCTATGTCAGACACTATATATTCCATAACACAAGATTATTTACATATATATGCAGGGAATAGACAAGGCTTAATACATCAATACTTAAAATCTGATATGTCTACAGTTGACACAGCTATTTATACTACTGGTATTGATGCAAAAGCTATGATAACAAAATAAAGTATAATAACAAAATAAAGGTGGTATTAGATGATATATTATTTCGGAACAGGCGATAAAGTTAGTATGGTAGTTAATGAAAAATATTTAACAGAAGCGCAAAGACAAACAGCTTCTCTTGTAGTTGATGCTGAAATAGAACCGGAAGTAAGGGAAGGATTTAAACCCGTTAGGTATATAGACCCTGTAACAAACAATTTTAAATGGAATTATAGAGAGATAGTGGTTGTAGTTTCACAAGAAAATAAATTACAATTATTAGTAGATAGTGGAATATTAACACAAGAACAAATGGATGATTTATTAAAATAGGAGGTGTTTTCTTAAATGTTTAATAAAACACTATTTAATAAAACACTGTTTAATAGAATACTTGTTATTTTAGAAGATGGAACGATAGTAGAATTGTTAGGAGAAACCAACCAATTTAACTCTCTAACGGGAGTTTTAAAAAGCATAGAGCAATTATATGGTAGTAAGGTATTAATTGTGTTAGAGGGACAATTCGGTCCTAAGTAGGAACATATAATATAGGAGTGATATAAATGGCAAAAGTAAACCAAGATTTTGAAATGTATCTAGGGGAGAGCAAAGTAATTACTTTTACAATTACAGATGACTCTGGAAACCCTGCAGTTATAACAGGCGGTACAGCAACTTGGGTACTTGCCACGACACTAGGTAAGGCTGAAATTGTTCTAACTAAAACTACCGAAGATGGTATTACCATTAGTTCAAATGATTATGAAGTATATCTTACTCAAGCAGATACTGAAACATTAAAAAGTGGTTTATATCAACACGAGCTACGAAATATTGACGTGAACGGAGTAGAAAGCGTTTTAGCAACTGGTGAAGCGTTAATACGACCATCATTAACAAATATTTAAAATTAGCTCTTTACTTTTTAAACAAAGTGTGGTATAATTATTAAGTAACTTAAAGTATTACTTACAAACCTTTAGACACCTGCAGCAAACACATTATCGGCTTAACGGCCGAACCAGAGAAGACGTGTCTAGTTAAAAGGTATTTATGGGGTCGTGGCCAAATTGGGAAGGCACCACACTTGCACTGTGGAAATCGACGGTTCGAGCCCGTTCGACTCCACCAATTTTAATAATAAAACAGAAAGACACACACAGCAATAACACTCGCAGAAATGCACCCCACTTTTAATGGATAAAATATTGTGTCTTGGTTTAATTATATATAACAGGAAACCCAACGGGGTTTCGGTATTATAGGCTTTCGCGTGTTCTATCAATAGTGAACCGAGACAATGTGGACGTTAGCCACCACACCTATTTAGTCGTATAGCTCAACGGGAGAGCATTTGCCCTACAAGCAAGGGGTTGGAAGTTCGAATCTTCTTACGACTACCAATTTTAATAATAGAACTATATAAAGACACACACAGCAAATACACCTAACGGTAAAACCTTTCCTTTCAAGAAAGCTAGTTGGTTCAAACCCAACAATCGTCCTTCGGGACGGTTTAATATTCGTGTCTTGATTATTTAAGCATAACCCACACCTAAGTTTAGTTGTGATACTTCAGTGGAGTAAGCTCCCAAGGACTGTATCAGACTATCTACTCTCCGGAGGAGTAGCAACTGGTGGGGGTACTAACAATTAATTCCTGTAATAAGGTGGAGATATGGGGTAGTGTGATGCTACCCCCCTCAAAATAATTTGAGGTGGTATAATGATAGGTACTTTATATGTAATAACTAATAAGGTAAATGGTAAGATGTATGTAGGCAAAACATATGACACAATGAAAAATAGATTTAAGGCACACATTCAAACAAGTAAACGAGATTATGCTAGTAATAGACCTTTATATAAAGCCTTTGCTAAGTATAGTATTGATAACTTTAGAATAGATTCACTTGGTAAGTTTAAAGAAGGTATTTTAGAACAAGAAGAAATTAAAGCAATTGAAAGAATTGGCACATTTAGAAAAGGATATAACTTAACTATTGGCGGAGATGGAAATCCTTATTTGGGACTAAAAGATATTGATGTAGTTAATAAGTATAAAGAATTGGGTAAGGTAACATTTACAGCTAAATATTTTGACTGTTGTGTAGATACAATAAGTAATATACTAAGAATAAACAATATTAGTGTTAAGAAAGTATGGGAGAAAGTTAGAGTTCCTGTAATACTTGTTGAAAAGAATTTACATTTCATTAGTCAAAGGGAAGCAGCAGCGTACCTTATAAATAATAAATATACTAAGTCAACAAATGTAGATAGTGTTGCTAGTGGTATAAGTAAAGTTTTAATAGGATTTAGAAAAACTTCTAATGGGTTTCATTGGAAGTAACATTTGGGTGTAGCTCAGTTTGGTAGAGTGCGTGGTTTGGGACCACGAAGTCGCAGGTTCAATTCCTGTCACCTGAACCATCGGGGCGTGGTGCAATACGGTAGCATAGCAGGTTGTCAGCCTGAAGGTTGCGAGTTCAAATCTCGTCGTCCTGGCCATTAAAACACAAAGGTGATTCACAGCCATAAATGAGAAGTTTAACAACGGAGGAAAATACTATGAAAAAACTTTTAATGCAATCGTATCTGAAATTAGAACAGTTGTGTTCGAAATCTAAAAGTTTATATAGATGGTATTTTTCTAACGTAGGTTTGATATAACAGAGTTCTTTATAGGACTAAGTTGATATAAACCTATGGTTAATTAAATCATAGGTTTTTTATTGGGGTAATCAAAATGGAAATAGAGGCTAAAGATATAATTTATGTTATTGAAAATTGTAAAAGAATAGAGATAGTAGAAAATAAAAACAAAATAACAAAAGAAGAGTTTATTAAAAAACTGGCATCGTAGCCAAACGGTAAGGCACGTGACTTTCACTCACGTAAGTGCGAGTTCAACTCTCGTCGATGTCACCAAATGGCCAATGTTATAGTAGTGGCATATTTATAACTCTCGGGGGTAACCAATCCTTTAGTAGGTCTCCAAAAAAAGCCAAAGTCGTCTTCACAAGAGGCGTATGAAAGTATAGCTCAGTGCCAGAGCCAACCGTTTCCAACGGGAGTGTCGAGGGTTGGAGTCCCTCTACTTTCATAAATCTTCTCTATACTAGTTGGTAGTGGAAGCGATTACCTGTGACCGCATCATAGGTCGTGGCCTGAACAAGCGAGGCGAAAAATAACTGTTCACACCTGAGGATGTGTATAAACTGTTGGGCATCATAAGAATAATTGTAGGATAATAGAAAGGTGCAATCCCTTTTGGACACTCGGCCCCCGTTACTGGCCTACTCAGCGTTGTGAGTTATCGTTAAACTCTCACTATAATGGAAGTATAGCTTAATGGTAAAGCAACACCCCGCTAAGGTGTCAAATCCGTCTTGCACGGTCTGTGAGTTCAAATCTCATTACTTCCTCCATTGTAAAAACTTAACTCAAAATGAGTTTTGATATAAAAAATGTAAATTCAACTCATCGCGCACAAATTATTAATAGATAAAACGTGTAATTATTACATATTATTAATTGATAAAACGTGTGAGGAAAGTCCGGACACATTAATTATCGCTCAACGCCATCACCTAATAAGTGTGGCAGTATCGGCATAGAGACGAGTAAACAATAGCAGGCAGTTGTTAGGTATGCAAGTAATCGAAAAAGGGTTAACAGTAGAGCATACAAACCAATAACCCCGAGAGACACAGCAACTATTGTGGAAATGGAACGACCATGCTGGCGAATGTGCAACGCAAACTAAGGTAGCGGCAAAGATAAATGATGAGATAAACAGAATCCGGCTTATGAATTTATTATATATAGGGCTATAGCGTAATGGTAATGCAACGGACTTTGACTCCGTTTATGCAGGTTCAACTCCTGTTAGCCCCACCAAATGCTGAGGTTGGACTATTGGCAAGTCTAGGCGGGCTGTAAACTCGTCCCGAAAGGTATGTGGGTTCAATTCCCACCCGAGGCACCATATAGGAGTGTAGTTCAACTGGTAGAACGTTGGTCTCCAAAACCAAATGTTGCAGGTTCAAGTCCTGTCATTCCTGCCAATTAGAAAGAAGGTATTAAAATGATAGATAGATTTAAGAAAGAATGGGAATTTTTAAGTAACTTTCATTATCATCCAATACTGTTTAACGGTGTTTGGTATAAGTGTAATGAATCAGCTTTTCAAGCACAAAAGGTTAGAGGACAAACAGCTCAAATGGTGTTCACTCCATTAGACGCAAGAGAGGCTAAGAAACTAGGAAGAAAAGTTTTGTTACGTAAAGATTGGGAACAAGTAAAAGACGAATATATGTATAAAATATGTAAAGAGAAATTCAGTGATGATTTACTAGCTGAGTTACTATTAGAAACGGGAGACATATACCTTATGGAAGGTAATACGTGGAACGACACTTACTGGGGTGTTTGTAATGGTATAGGTAAAAACAAACTAGGACATATATTAATGAGAATAAGGGACGAACTTAGACAAGGAGAGTAAGATGGCAGAATATGTAATAAGTGACCCACATTTGGGACACGAAAAGTTAAGAAGAGCAGTAAGAACACAATTTGACACAGACCAGCAATTAGCAGATTATTTTGTAAAACAGTGGAACACAACTGTAACAGAAAATGATATTGTGTATGTGTTAGGTGATTTAGGTACTAAAGATTATATTGAGGTTTATTTTCCTTTATTAAAGGGAACTAAAGTATTACTGTTAGGTAACCACGATAATTATAGTAAAGAGTTTTATGATAGGTATTTTGACTATGTATATAATAAACCTTTTTACTTAACTAGTAGAATTTTGTTATCGCATATTCCGCAACCAATTATTCCTGGAAACATAAATATTCACGGTCATACACACGAAATATATTTAGACATTAAAGGGTATTATAATGTATGTGTAGAAATGGTAGATTACAAACCAGTTAAGATGAAGAAGTTTTATAATGAACTTGGTAAAATGATTAAACCAACTTATAGATTTTTATACGAATGGTTCGCACCTTACCAAAAAACAGATACACCTAGAATTGATTTGCAATTTATGAAGAACGGTAAAATAGATTTAGATGTATCACGTAAAAAAATAGATGCTTTTAAAGCAGCTAAAGCGTTAGAGAGAAATAAAAAGAAACAACAATAAAGGAGTGTTTCGATGAAAAAACTATTAGTAGCCTTGTAATTAAAATATAAGGAGGTACAAAAGATGATTCATAAAAACATTGAGAACCAAAGAAGATTAAAAAAAGCATCAGTTGGACATTGGACACGTTGTGCTCCTTGGTTTGATGAAGACCTTGGGCGTTACATAAATAAAATGCTTGAGAAAAGACGCAAGAAATGGATGAAGCACCGTAGTAATATAAGAATTAGATATTATAAAGGTATTATAGCCAATGGCGGTCAATTTAAAAAAGTAGATGAATACTGGTGGGACTTATGGTAGCTCCACCAAACATTGCGGTGAAGTGAAACGGAATCACGTCGGGCTCATTACCCGGAGATATCAGGTTCGACTCCTGTCGTCCGCAACCAAATGTGAGGTTGTTGTCTTGTGAAAAGACGAAACTAGGAGATATCTTAGTGAATGAAGTGAGGTTTAAATCCTCCACCCTACTCCAAATGCCCCCATAGCTCAATTGGATGAGCAACGTCCTTCTAAGGCGTCGGATGCTAGTTCGAATCTAGTTGGGGGTGCCAGATTACGAGATGGCGGAATTGATATACGCAGCGCCCTTCTAAGGCGTGGAGAAGCATATAATAACTAGGTGAAACTCGAGATATAACCTTGTACGAAAACTTCTCTTTATAGGTTTGAATCCTATTCTCGTTACCAGATAGATGTAGTAGCCAAGAGGAAAGGCAGTAGGTTGCAACCCTATGAGCGTGAGTTCAAATCTCATCTACGTCTCCAAAATGGAAGTGTTGGCCTGTTGGTGGTCACCTGTCTTGAAAACAGCTAAACCCGTCTTCGCACGGTACGCAGGTTCAATTCCTGTCACTTCCTCCATAAATGTAGTTATAGCCAAGTGGTAAGGCACCCGTAAAAAAGAGTATCTTGTTTAAGATACACACAGCACACACATATAAAACGAAACGGGGATACTTAGGTTCGAATCCTTCTAACTACATCAAAAACAATTACCTTTATTTCCACCTTATAATCGGGTTAAACAACATTATCTGGTGGAGATAAGTAACAAAATGCACGTGTAGCCAATTTAATGGTACGGCAGGCGGCTTTTAACCGTCGAGATGCAGGTTCGAGCCCTGTCACGTGCACCATTTTAAAATTAAATGAGGATAACATAGAAACTTAGGCTTAGCATTAGTACTAAGAAGTAGAGGTATAATCCTCTCTCCTCACGAATATGCGTCGGTAGACCAACTGGCAGAGTCATAGGTCTTAAACTCCTAACAGTGCGGGTTCAACTCCCGCTCGACGTACCAAATGCGAGTGTAGCCCAATTTGGCAGAGGCGTATGGCTTAGGACCATAATGTTGTGGGTTCGATTCCCTCCACTCGTACCAATAAAAAGAAAGAAGGAATAGATATGAAAACAATCCTTAATTATAGTATTTATAAACATAAATCGTTATTATTTTAAATAACGGTTTTTTGTTTCTTTACTCACAGTTACGCTCTTTACTTATCATCGAAACTGTGTTATAATATAGTAGGTTAAATTGGAGTGGTTTATTTGAGAGTAATATACTTACACAAAGGTAAAGCCAAAAATACTAGAAAGAGTGGTTATGCTCTTTACATAGGTTTTACTTTTGATACAAAAACAATTCAAATAATAAATAAAATGCGAATAAAATATTATCATAGGGGTATTGATATGTGGGAAGTACCATATAAACAACTAGATGATGTTATGTTTGCCTTTTCTGACTTTGCTATAATTTCTAATGATAAAAAAATTAAAGAAGAAATAAAAAGATATAAAAAAGCTAATCGAGATATACTTGGGGCAGTAACTGAATTACCATATAGTTTCAAAACAAAACCGTTTGCACATCAAGTAGCAGGTTTTCAATACGCTGAAACACACAATAGGTTTTTACTGGCTGATGACCAAGGACTTGGGAAGACGAAACAATCGCTGGATATAGCCCTTAGTAGAAAGAAACAGTTTAAACACTGCCTTATTATATGTGGGGTTAACTCTTTAAAATGGAACTGGAAAGAAGAAATAAAAACACACACAAATGAAGCTAGTCGTATACTGGGAACTAGAACAAATAGAAAAGGTAGAGTTGTACAAGATAGTACCAAACATAAATTAGAAGATTTACAATTAGGAAGAGATGAGTTCTTTTTAATTACTAATGGTGAAACATTAAGGAATGTTGAAATAGTTAACATATTACAAGATATGATTTATGAGGGCGAAATTGGTATGGTTATTATTGACGAAATACATAAAATGAAAAACTCACAAAGTCTAGTTGGTAAAGAGATTCATAAACTTAACAGTTATTATAAGATGGCTTTAACTGGTACACCTTTAATGAATGATGCTATAGACCTATATAACATATTAAAATGGTTAGGAGAAGAAACAGGAACTCTTGGTAGATTTAAGTATCGTTATTGCGTTTTTGGTGGGTTTGGTGGTTATAAAATATTAGGTTACAGAAACTTAGATGAATTAAGGGGTAGGTTAGACGACGTACAGTTACGGAGAATGAAAGAAGATGTGTTTGATTTACCACCTAAAATTCATACAAATGTATATGTTGAACTTACGAGTAAACAACGAAAACTATATAACAATATAGAACAAGAACTTATAGAACAAATAAACGAAATATTATTAAGTCCTAATCCACTAGCGAAACTTACTAGGTTAAGACAAGTTACAAGCTACCCACCTATATTAGACCCAGACGTTGGAATGGGCGCTAAGATGGAACAAATACTTGAAGACGTAGATGAGGTTATTTCACAGGGACACAAAGTAATAATCTTCAGTAACTGGACAAGTGTAGTTGACGGTTTGATGGAAGAGCTTAAAAGATATAAACCATTGGAAATTACTGGGGCTGTATCTTCAGAAATACGTCAAGCTCATATAAATGAATTTCAAAAGGATGAAACTAGAAACCTTATTATTGGAACTATTGGAGCAATGGGAACTGGTATTACATTAAGTAAAGGTAGTTATGTTATGTTTGTTGAAGAGCCTTGGAATCAAGCAAATAAATTACAAGCAGAAGATAGAGCCCACCGTATTGGAACAACACAAACAGTACACGTTCGTACATACATAACGAAAGGAACAATAGATGAAAAGATAAATGAATTAGTTTACGGAAAAGGTAATCTTAGTAAGTATTTAGTTGACGGTGATGTAGATTATAAACCTGTTGACTTAACAAGATTAGTTCTTGGACTTGAAGAGAAGGGAGTGAACAAAGTTGTTAAATGAAGAAATAGTAAAGGCACATAAGAAATTAACATTAAAACAAGTACTAGAAACAGAAGAAGAAAAAAGTAGTATAATGTCAATTTCGGCATTAGGATTATACCACGCACGAAAAAAAGCTTCTCAAGTAAAAAAAGTTGAAAAAGAATATAAAGAAGCTCTACTTAATTTATTAAAAGTTGGAGACGAAATTACTTTGACAGATGTAGGACTTACATTATCCTTATCAACAAAAAATACAATTGATATGGATGAGGCACAACTTGAGTTTATATTAAA